GGCATAATAGAGTTTAGGGCGAGCCCAGTAGACCCTTTTCAGGGGCTCTAAGTCCTAAAAGGACTTAGATCTACAGCGGGTACGTAAGGAGAAAGCAAATCCGTACGTACTCTCGACTGGTTAGGTCGGGGTCAGAGCTGTAATCCCAGTTTGGAGTTACAGACCTGACTACTTTATAACGAACTTGTTTAACCCTGTTCGTTATGCGGTGCTCCCTTATGTAACCACCAAGAAACGCTATTAAGCGACCATGGTAGTTACAACCTGGGAAATCGTCTATCTCTATCTTGCGATAGAAGGGCTTGGGCGAATAGGACCTATAAATCATAGATCCGTTTCGATCAAGCCTAACGTTGGGTAGGCACGACATAGGAACCTTAAGACCACTATCATCGCCTTCATGTAGAGGTACAAAGAGTATTCTGCTCTTCGGTAACCGCTCATAAAGGTAGTTGAGAGTTCGGTCTATAGATATACAATGCCGTGCTGACCAACGCATTAGTCGATTTAGAGCGGAGTAGAGATCTTGTGGTGTACGACACTTCCTGATATAGACGGATCTTATGTTTATACCAGAATAGTAATCGTGACCACATGACTCTCTAAAAGGTCCTTCATTGTAAGACTTTAAAACGTTAACAATGAAGCCGCATTCACTAAGGACTCGTGTGACTAGATCATATGCTTCTTCAAGGCATATGATGTCATCACCGAATACAGAGTAATTGCGACGGCTATGTACATGAGGCTTAATATCCAGATGTTCATAGCAGGCCCTTACCAACGAAGCGAACACAAGAGTCTGCAGGGGGAACGTAAAACCGTTACCCATCGAAGACATCATGTGCAGCTCAACAACTTCTCCGTCAGGCAGAGTGGTATTCGGAGCACGTAGTGCTTTTAAAATACCGTAAGCCTGACGAGGGAGGAGTGCTGAGCAGAGCTTTAAACTAATCGTATCAGAAGCCGAGGAAAGATCGATGGTGGCAAACTTGCCAGTCACTGATCCCTCGCGCGCCAACTCACGATTGACGTCGGGCTGCTTAGACAGGTCTATGTTATGGACCCGTTTTAGCATTCCTTCGATAATCGAGCCGGCGCCAAGCTGATAAAACATGTTCAGCGAGGCTTCTG